TTCAGAGGTTTTCGATACCATACTCCAAGATCCAAAGATTCTAGAGAGAGCAACTGCTGTCACTGAATCTTATGACGATTTTATTACACATGCCGCTGAATATGCCAGTGGTAATATGTGGCAACATGTCTTGGATGAGGTTCCTGTAGCCGCTTCAACTCTCTATGAACTCAAAAGAAAACTCTACCGAGCAGTCGCTAACGTCAACATCCTGGAAGGAATTAGGTTCTATGTCTCCTTCGCATGTTCGTTCGCATTTGGCGAACTTAAGCTTATGGAAGGATCGGCAAAAATCATTTCTCTTATCGCCAGGGACGAAAATCAGCACTTGGTCATCACCCAAAACATTCTGAATAAGTGGAAAGATGGTGATGATCCTGATATGAAGCAGATTGCCAAGGAAGAGGAGCAATGGGTGAGTAAGACATTTGAAACTGCAGTGAATCAAGAAAAACTTTGGGCGGAATATCTGTTCAAAGATGGTAGTATGATTGGTCTTAATGACAAACTTCTCAAGAATTATGTTGAGTGGATTGCAAATCGTCGCATGAAAGCGATTGGCATCAAGCCAATTTTCGATATTGCTGCGAAAAATAATCCACTTCCTTGGACCGAACATTGGATTTCTTCTAAAGGACTCCAAGTTGCCCCACAAGAGACTGAGGTAGAAAGTTATGTTGTCGGTGGAATTAAACAAGATGTCAAGAAAGACTCCTTCGCAGGATTCAAACTTTGACGATTTCAAAAAAATATGGGAAGAGATGGATCGAATCGAACCATTGACTCCCATCACATTTAAGAAGGAGGGGTAATAGTGCCCCTCTTTTTTTTATAAATAAAATCAGGAAAAAGTTGTTTAAAAAAATGCAGCCCTCTAATCAATTAAAAGGACTTGTTGAGTCTTATGGTAGTGTCTACACCAATAGACAGCAAACTGAAGAACTAAAGCAGATTGCAGAAACCATTATCAACTGTGTTGGTGTAAACATGATCGAGAATGGTTATGTTGAGTCTGACGTTAAAGAATTTTTCGAGAAATCTTCAATCGGAAAAATTCTTGAAGCGTATGGTGAGGCGCTTGAATCTGCAGAAGTTCTCCAGAATGTCAATGAGTCTACAGGTCTATATGAAACTCATCTGAGATACATTCCTGGTGCTATGTCAACCAGAATGAAGAATGAGTCTCCAGAGATTGTCAATAGACTTGCTACCAAACTCAATGAAGAAGACCTAACGGAATTGCTTGATCGTCTCACTAAAAAGGCTAAAGAGATGGCCAGTGGAGCAAAGCGAGGTCTTCAGGGAGCAGTAACTGGTGCTGGTCAAGCGATTAATAAAGGAATCGATAAGGCTGCTTCTATTGCAACTAAAGTCGGCAAGGGCGCTGGGCAAGTTGCTGGTAATGTAACTAGAACCGTTAAAAGAGAACTACCAAGAGCAGTCAGATATACTGCTGGTAGTGCTTTAGCTGGTCCTGTTGGTGGTGTTATCGCCAGAGGAGTGGGTGATGCCATAGACAGTCGTGGCAAGACCAAGACCAAAACCGATAGCACTTCTGGTAGTTCCACTCCTTCAGTCAAGACCACTAAGACCTCTGGCAGTGGTAGTGGATCAGGAACTGGTGGTGGATCAGGCACTCGCGGTGGATCTGGAACAACCAAACCTACAGCAGCACCTGCACCCAAACCACAGACTGGTAAAAAAGAAGTGGATATGGCTTCATGGGCAAAGGCAAATCCAAAACTTGCTGCAAAGAAGAAAACATTTAATCCTTTGATGCAAAGAACTTTTGGTTATCAGACTGGTAACGCACCTGATCAGATTGCCAAGAGAAAAGCTGCTGCTAAGGCAGGTTCTAATTTTGGTAGTGCAATCTCAGCAGGCCAAAGAATGAAGAAAGAGTCTAGCGAACTAGACCTAGTGGTACAACACCTCGTCTCTGAGGGCATTGCATCGTCCTTAGACGGCGCTCTAGTCATGATTGAGGGTATGAGTGATCAATTCATCAACGGAATCCTTGAGCAGATCCATATGGGTGCTGCCATGGTCGAGTTCCTTATTCAGAACGGTGAGGCTCAGTCCATTGAGGAAGCAACCTACATCATCTCTGAGATGGATGAAGAGAATCTAGATCTTCTCAAGAAATCTATCGAAGGTTGATTTCAATCTAATCTTAAAGAGGGGGCCTTGACAGGTCCCCTTTTTTTATGTACAATTGCCTTGTTAGGGATAAAGAGATGAATAAAGCTAAACTTAAAGTCTTAGTAATGGCTCTAAAAGAAATTGTTGAAGAACTTGAATCTGAAATTTATTCTGATCCGAAATCTTATGTAGATAAGAGGGAGAATTTTGACGATCCTCCGCAGTATTATGGTGATTATGATGAGTTATTTGATGACGATGACGGTTATCCAGACTAAATAACTAAAAAGTTCAGCAGCAATGAAAACCTTTAAGGAATTTACATCTCAAACACAAAGAGTTGATGAGATAGCACCTGCAATTGCTGTTGGTGGTGGTGCCATGCTCAAAGCTCTTGCTCCTGCATTACTTAGAAAGGCAGCAATGTTTGGTGGTGCTGCAGCAATTAGAAGTATGTTGACTGGTGATTCTAGAAAAGAAGATAAAAAGAAAAAATAAGTCTTGCTAAATATCGACAGTAAGAATATTTACTGTGGATATAGATTATGAGAATCCCTGGATTTTTAACGGACACCCTTTTCTATCTGAGGACATTAACGACAATTTCGGTTTTGTCTATAGGATTACAAACTTATGCAGTGGTAAGGCCTACATCGGAAGGAAGTACTTTTACCAACTACGAAAACCTAGAGGTGGAGGTAGGCGAGTTAAAAGTGAAAGCAACTGGAAAAAATACTACGGAAGCTCTGACGAACTTAATCGGGAGCGTCGTGAACTTGGAAATAACACCTTTTTCAAGAGGGAAATCTTATCCCTCCACGCTACTAAGGGAAAAGTCAACTTTGAAGAGACCCGTCAACTCTTCATACACGGTGTTTTGACGGAGGCTCTTGACGATGGCACGCCTGCCTATTATAATAGCAATATTCTCGGTCGTTATTACAGGAAGGATTATTTCCCCCATGATTTTTGAGGCAATTGCATTTTTATTTACACCTAAACAATTGGAGGCACCTGCTGCTGTTCCTATTCCAGTTATAGAAAAGCAATGGAAGTGCCCTGATTGCACACCTAACGAACAGTATGTCCTCGCAGAACTCCAAGAACACACCCGAATTACTGATCGTAAAGCTCTTGCAACGATCATGGGAAATATCCAACAGGAAAGCAAGTTTATTCCCAACATATGCGAGGGAGGGGCTAGAGTTTCTTACGGGGATTGCCATCGCGGTGGTTATGGTCTTATTCAGTGGACCTCAGTAGGTCGCTATAACAACCTTGGCAAGTTCTGTGAGAAGTTTGCTTGTGACCCTAGTAGTCTTGAGGGTCAGACTCGTTATATGATTAACGAAAGCGTCTTCCAACGCTACCTTCCTATGTTTGAAGGTAATGGACAATCTGTTCAGCAGTACATGGTCCCTGCTTACTACTGGTTGGGATGGGGCATCAAGGGTAATCGTGAAATTTATGCCCATGATTACCATGCTAAATTAGTATGGGCCTAGATGAATGGTCTTTCGGTGGTCTTGACAGAAATCCAATCAACGTGTTAAGATTGCTGAGTGAACTTGAGGGGTCATCCCAACTCCTCAAGTACATGGGTTTCCAAGAAGATATGGAAACTATCGATGAAATGAAGAAGAGATACTATAAACTCTACTTCAAACTAAAAAAAGAGGACAAGGGCCCATAGTTAAGCGGATATAACCCCCGCCTTCTAAGCGGTTGTCCCAGGTTCGATTCCTGGTGGGCCTGCCTCGCGGAATTAGTTCAGTGGTAGAACGTCAGCCTTCCAAGCTGAATGTCAGGGGTTCAAATCCCCTATTCCGCTTAACGGACTTGGCAAACGTCCGTACTCACGTCTCCGAGAGAAAAAAGAATCGGAACATCAACCCATGTGAGTGAGAGGTGGGATCCCTCTTGGTGCTACCGCTGCTGACGAGCGGCGGTTATTCCCATTCCTCTTTAGCTCAGCGGTAGAGCGAACGACTGTTAATCGTTTGGTCCCTGGTTCGATCCCAGGAAGGGGAGCCGCCCTTATAGCTCAGTGGTAGAGCAACGCTTTTGTAAAGCGTAGGTCGTTGGTTCAAATCCGACTGGGGGCTTATACATAAAATAAAAAATGAATTTCCCTATAGAATTCTATGATGTTTTAAATTGTGATTTGTTTGATGCAGTTATCGATGAACTTGATTCAGATGTTTGGGCACTGAATAATGCATCAGAAATGGGATTGAGTAAAGCATGGGGAATGAAAAACACTCATGATAGATTACTCTTTTTCAACGTTGCTTCATATATAAAATTAAAAATCTTAAAACATATAAGACAAAAATTACACCTAATCAAAATACATGCTAATGGTCAAACGGCATTGCAAAAAGGTGGATTCCATCATGATTTTGCACAAGAACATGTTTGGACTTTTGTATTATTCACTAATGATAATTGGGATATTCAATGGGGTGGTGAATTCGTTTGCGTAGATCCACAGACTGGTCAATATCATTACACACCATATATACCAAATTGTGGTGTTTTAATACCATCTCATTGGAAACACTATGGAGCATCTCCAAATAATTTTACTGATGAGTTGAGAACCACTCTTGCTTTTTGTTATTGTGTGGCTGATAAAGTTGATGATCTTGTAAACGATCATGAATATTCTTATACATATGATTGTAGACACCCGAAGAAGTTTATATGAAGACAAAAAAATTAAAGAAAGTAATTCAGCGTCCACTAAAATGTGAAAATAAACTTATTCGTAAAGAGTTGGACGATATCAAGGAGACATTAAACGATGTTATCTGCAAGATGCAAAAACTGCAATGTAGAATTGACCAGCACGAACAAACCACAGAGTTGTGGGTGTCCGAATATGATGACACTAATTGACGATAAAATTACAGCCGTCGATTTTGATCTGGTGGTCCTGACAAAAACCGATAAGAGTATTAAGAGTCACACTGCTTTTACCGAAAAGGACTTAGAATATCAGGAGAACCGACGCAAACGCAAAGTTCGCAAACTCAATTTTGAAATCAGATGATCAACCTGGACGAACGTTACCACTCATACCTACACACAGACAAATGTTTCAACATCGATGGACGTTGTGAAAAGGTCAGGGCTTACGGG